AGCTGTTGACTTAAACGCAAACGCAATAATTACAGACCCAGTAACTGGTGAAAAAAATTACACTTGGCAGTCAGCCACCGTATACGTTGAAAACGTAGACACCGCTGCTACCGTATATCTTGGCGCCTCTGGAGTTACCTCTTCAAACTATGGCGTCTCTTTATTACCAGGGGCGTCTGTTTCAATTGACTTCCTTGGAGGAAATGAAAATGTGTGGGCAATCTCAAGCGGCTCTTCTAACGTAGCGGTATTGTTGGTGACAACAGCATGAGCGTAAAGAAAAGCCTTGCTCCCACCACACTTTACTACGGCAGTTTTTACGATACTACAACTCAAAGCAACGCTGGGTCTACCTCAGCTAACCTTGTAACTATTAACTCTACATCTTCTTCTAAAGGAGTTTCAGTTGGTTCTCAGGGTAAAGTTACCTTTACTAATGCGGGCGCCTATTTGGTTAACTTCCTTGGTCAATTTGCATTTACTGGTGGAGCCAGTGATTATCACGTAACAGTCTGGATTTCTAAAAACGGCACTATCATGCCTGAATCTGCGTATACGTTTACTACTACCAGTGCTCAAGGAGCTCAAACACTTGGTAACGTAGAACAAATTATTACCGCAAACGCAGGTGATTACATTCAGTTCTACTGGCAAGCTGCTGCTACAGGAATGGCTCTTACACCTACCGCTGCGGGAACTAACCCTACTCGTCCTGCTTCTCCAAGCGTTAACCTCAATATCTATAACGTCGGATAATGCCGTTTAAGTCAGAAGCGCAAAAAGGCTATATGTATATACATATGCCTAAGATGGCGCGCCAATGGCAAAAAGAAACACCAAAGGGTAAACTACCTGAAAAGGTAAAGGAGAAAAAAGATGGCAAATAAAGAACAAAAGGGAAATACCAACACCAAAAAAGAGCCAAAAATGACTCTTAAAGAAAAGCGGCTTGCTAAGCAAGCTAAGAAGGAGAAATAACATGTGCATGTCATGTGGTTGCGGTAAAAAAAAGGGCGAAGCTGGATACGGCAAGGGCCCAAAGGCTAAGAAGGCAGATGCTAAGAAGTCAGCTATGCCTAAGATGGCTATGAAGAAAATGGGTAAAAAGAAGTAATGTGCGCTAAATGTGGATGTGGCTGTAAGCCAGGAAAACCAGCATCTGGGTGCAAATGCACCTGCGCTACCTGTAAGGCAGCTCGTGATAAAAAGCAAGATGCCAAGGTAATGAAGGGCATGAGTCCTAAGCAGAAGTCTGCTTTTGAAAAGGCTGATAAGAAGATGGATGCAAAGAAGCCATCTGCTAAGGCTGATATGAAGATGGACAAGGCTCTATCCGCTAAGGTGAAGAAGTCTAAGTAAATAAAGATTGTATTGACTTAAGGGCGCCGAAAGGCGCCCTTTCGTTTATCCTTATATTAGTTGCCCGTGCGGGTAACTAAGCACCACCCTTGCGAAGTATCTTGCCTCCTAAAGGAGATTTGCCGTGTCTGAAAAATTAGACAAACCGTCGGATATCGAATTTGCGCAAGCAATTGTCGATAATATTCCGCACCCTGGCAAAACAGGTTTACTCCAAGGAGTGGCTGCAGGATATCTAATAAGCAAAGCGGTTAAGCGTGCTATTAAAAAACGATAACCTAGAGCATCTCTCTGACTCGGCTGCCAAAGAACTTATTGAGCCGCTAACAAAGCTACTTCACTCCCTAGCTGAAAAATCTGACTGGCCTGAAGAAATCATTGTAAATCTATCTGTAGAGCTTAATGAGAATTTTGAGCTATTTGTTAACTATCCAGATAGCATGCGCCAAGAAATTGAAGACTTAGAGTATGGCGCTTTTCAAGGACTTCCTAATGCCGTTATCCGACCTTTCATTTATAGAGCTCCATCTATTATTAGACAGACTTTAGAGACCCAAATAGTTCCAGAGCTATTTCATTCATTAGGGGTTATGTAATGGGTAATCCATTTATTATTGCTGAAGACCTAGCTCTAAAAACTTTGCTCTCAGGCATCACAGTATCTGATGATGTTAATGCTAGCCGCCCAGTTAAGGCTTGGTTTGGCTACCCTGACGTGGAAGTACGCGACCAAATATTTCCATTTATTACAATTGACCTTATTGACATCATGCCTGGTAATGAGCGTCAGACATACGGTTACATGGTAGATAACGATAACCGCGGCACACAGACACCAGTAGATGGGTATTCATATACATACATCACACCTGTTGCCTATGACCTTGTATATCAAGTGACTTCTTACTCTCGCCATCCGCGCCATGACCGCGCGCTTATGTACCAACTACTAAATAAGTTTCCATCAAAGTACGGATACCTAATCGTGCCTAATCAACTAGGTACTGAGAACAGTAGCCGTTCAATGTTTCTTGATGGATTTGTAAAGAGAGACGCAGTTGAAGGTGAAACTGGAAACCGTCGTCTTCTTAGAAATGTATTGTCCATTCGAGTACTTAGTGAAATGACCCCTGCACAGGCGGATACTGCTACAAAGAATGTTCAATACGTTGATATCAACGCTACCACTTCGTACATCCCGTCTGGAATGCTACCTCTACCACCATCTGTAAATTAAGTAAACAATAAGGAGATAATATAATGCCATCAGCCTACCTACGCCCTGGGGTGTACGTTCAAGAGACGCTAAACCCTATTCAACCAATAGCAGGAGCTGCATCAAATACTGTTGCTGCCTTTGTTGGCGCGAATGACCGCGGACCAACAACACCTACTTTGGTAACTTCTTGGAGCCAATATGTAAACGCATTTGGTTCTTGGAACACAACTCAATCTAACAACCTTCCACTTGCTCTGTACATGTACTTTGCTAATGGTGGAAACACAGCCTATGTAACTCGTGTTGCTGGCTCTAGCGCATCAGCCGCTACCCGCACATTTAATGATGGAGCAGGTACCCCTGCCGCTACCTTGAAGCTAACAGCAGCAAATGTTGGAGCTTGGGGAAATAGCATCAATATCAGCATTGCTGCCTCTACAACTACTGGTTACTTTAACGTTGTAGTTTATTATGCTGGCTCTGCTGCTGGAAACATTGTTGAGCAATGGAACGATGTATCAATGACAACTACAGATTCTCGTTATGCTGTAACAGTTATTAATAACAACTCAACATACCTTGTAGCAACAGATATGGGCTCAACCGCTACTGGCGCAACCCGTAACCCATCATCAACTACAAACTCTGCTTTAAGCACAGGCTCAGATGGTTCAGCTGTTACCAGCACAAACATTCTAAGCTCACTTAGCCTCTATGACACCATCCCACAATCTTTGGTACTTAACATCCCAGGATACACAGATGCTACAACAGTCAATGGAGCTATCTCATATGCAACTGGAGCAACTCGTCCAAACGATGTCTTTGTAGTCATTGATGGAATCAATGACACTGCAGCCAACCAACTATCACTTGCAGCTACCTATACAGCAACTTCATATGCTGCTGTTTACTACCCACAACTTACAATTGCTGACCCAACAGCTTCTGTAGGTGCTACAACAGGCGCAGTTAAGACTGTTGGAGCAGGCCCTGCTGTAGTAGGTCTTTATGCAGCAACAGATACATCTCGTGGAGTCTTTAAGGCACCAGCTGGTCTACAAGCTCGTCTTGCAGGCGTTGTATCAGTTCCTTCACTATCAATGGCGGACTTGGATAGCCTAAACAGCACCAATCCACCAGTTAACGCAATCCGTTATATCTCAGGTTCTGGAATCGTAGTATTTGGCGCTCGTACACTTAAGGGTGGATATGTAGACCGTTACGTACCAGTCCGTCGTAGCCTTATCTACATTGAGAAGGTTCTTCGTGATATCACACGTTTTGCAGTATTTGAGCCAAACGATGCTCTTCTATGGGCTCGTCTTAACGCAACCTGCAGTGCATTCTTGACATCATTTTGGTCTCAAGGTGGGCTATCAGGTGCAAGCCCTGTTAACGCTTACTTTGTTAAGTGCGACGCAGATAACAATCCACAAAGTTCCATTGATAATGGAATTGTAAATATTCAAGTTGGAGTTGCTCTACAACGCCCAGCTGAATTCGTAGTAATCAACATCGGTCAGTACAACGGTGGAACCACCGTTACTGTGGCGTAAAGGAGATAAATAAAAATGGCAAGTTCAACACTAGCTACCTATAACTCAAGTCTAGCAACTGACCCACTTCGCGGGTTTAGGTTTACTGCTAGCTTTAAGCAATCAGCTGGAGACCCAACAGTTCCATTTGATAAGCGCATCCAAGACGCTGCTGGAACAGTAACACCACCTACAAGTGGGGTTTCAACTGGCTGGGTCGGAGGATTTACAAACGTCAGTGGGTTGTCTATCAACACACAAGCTATTCAATACCGTGAAGGCGGATACAACACGACTGTTCACCAGATTCCTGGAATGACCACCTTCTCACCAGTGACATTTTCACGAGGTGTTTTATTTGGAAATGACCAAGCTATCGCATGGATGCGCGGTATGTTTTCAGCTGCTCAGGGTTCTGGCCTTAATGGCTCATCTACACCAGGAAACTTCCGTGTGGATATTACATTGACAGTCAATGACCACCCAAATACAAATGCAACAGTTGATAGAGCTAAAATGGCCTTTAAAATTCACAATGCGTGGATTACTGGGCTAAACTATACCGACTTGGATGCAACAAATGGAGCAATCCTTTTTGAAACCATGCAATTGGTTCACGAAGGTATATCAGTTTATTACACCAATGCGGATGGAACACCAGCAGACCCAAATACACCACTAAGCACACTATAAAACTAACTAATTAGGAGAACCACACGTGACACAAATTATTACAGATGCGGACTTAGTAAATAAGTTTGCGCAACAGGCAATGGAGGAGCCAGCTCAAGTAATTGAGACCAAGGCTCCTCTAGGGCCAGAAGTCATATTACCTGGCGGCTTTATAGAAAACGGTGAAGTCATTAAGACAGCAGAAGTTCGAGAGCTAACTGGTATTGATGAAGAGGCTATTGCCAAAGCATCGACTACTGGTAAGGCTCTCAACGTTCTTTTGCAAAGAGGTCTTGTCAAACTTGGTTCAAAAGAAGCAACCATTGAAGATTTAGACAAGCTTCTATCTGGAGACCGCGATGCCATCTTAATAGGTGTGCGCCGTATCACTTTTGGTGAAACTTTAGATTTATCTATTGTCTGTGGCAATTGCGCAGAATCTCAAGATATATCTATTGATTTAGTCACAGATGTTCCAGTAAAAGAACTTAATGATTCTGTTGCCGATAGAACATGGAGAATAGAGACTAAGAAAGGTTATGTAACAGTAACTCTTCCTACAGGTCTTATTCAAAAGAAACTATTAGAAAATGCAGAAAAAACATCAGCAGAGATTAATACTCTTCTTCTCTCTGGGTGCGTTTTGTCAGTTAATGACGAGCCTTCCATGGGGGCAAGCACAGTATTAAATCTAAGCATGTCTGACCGCACAAAGATTATTGAAGCAATTCTGGACCGCAACCCAGGCCCACGCCTTGGGGAGGTGAAGAAGACCTGCAAGGCATGTGGTGAGTTTATTTCTCTACCACTTAGTCTTGTCGATTTGTTTCGCCTATAGCGAAGCGGATTATGAAAAATTGCTCGACCAGTATGAATCTATAACAAGAAACTTTACTGGTTGGACACTTGCAGATATAAGAAGTTTATCTGCTAGAGAACGTATTAATTGGATTGAACGCGCTATGCGAGGTAGGAGGTAAAAATGGCTGACGATAGCAAGAATGCTATGGGCTTAGGCGGCATATCTAATACTGTTACTAGTATTAACAAAGATATTTTGCAATTAGCCTCAACCATTGAAAACACCCTCCTACCTAAAGTTAACGCCCTTTCCTCAGCCTTTAAAGGTATGGGAATGGGTGGAGGTGGCGGTGGCGTTAACCAAGTAATGTCGGGTCCTGGTGGAGGAAATGCTAATAGAGTAGCTATGGGTGTTGCGGCTGCAGGGGCTGCTTTTAGTGCTTTACCTAATGTGCCCACCGCTGTTATGCAGGACTTATTAACACAGCGCGCATCATTTTATGGGCTTGGTGGAGCAAATGGTGCTGGCGGAGTTCGCTCTTTACAAAAGAGTTTAGCCTATAGCGGAACAGCTCTTAATAGCATGGACACAACTAACGCAATTATTGCTGCTCAAAATGCTGGCCTTGGGGGAGTAAGCAACTTTAATAATGTTATGGCTGGAGCAGCTCAAGCCTCTAACTTAACACCAGGTATCGGCATTACTGGAGCTACCCAAGCAATTGCTGGAACAATGAACGCCCCTACAACCGTAAACCTTGCAAGAACAATTGGAATTAACATTCGCGGTGCGGATGGAAGCATGATGCCTTTCCCACAACTAGTAGATAAAATTTGGGCGTTTATTAGCCAGAATAGTGGTGGACTTGGCATGGATAAAAAGTCTCTTCAATATTCTATGCAACCAGGTTACGGCGTATACAACATGCTAAGTGGCCTATTTAATGGTGACCCAACAATGATTAAAATGGTCTCTGATGCGCTTTTAGCTAAAGCAACATTTAGTGGTCAATCTGTTGGAACAATTAGCAAAGACCAAATGGTTCAAGCTGGAATTCAATCAGCAACTATAAAAGCTATTGGAAATCAAACAGCTGCTCAAACAAGCCTACTTACAGCAACTGCCTCCGCTACTGCTGGAGGTTATGCTGGTGCTGCTGATATAGGAACAGGTATGAATAATCTTGCAGCCTCTATGAGCGATTTAACTGCAGCACTTGGTGGAGGAAAAGGATTAGGCACTGGAGTTTTAGGCCTTGGTGGAGGAGCAATAGGCAACTTAGGAAAAGCTGGATTAGGAATTGCCGCAAAAAGCATATTTAAAGATGTTCTTCCAAAAGGTTTATTGGAACTACTTCCATTTTTAGGCCTTGCTTTAGCTGATGGCGGAGATGCTAATGCTAAAACCCCTTATCTTGTAGGTGAGGTTGGACCAGAACTATTTATCCCAAAGACTGATGGTGTAGTAATACCTAATAAGGATTTAAATAAAAGAAACTTTAATGATGGTGGGCCAATGAAAGCCTTTGAATCAAATTTCTTTAGCGATATTAGTGCTCCAAATACTGCCGCAAATCGTTCAGCTTTAGAAGAATGGATGCGTTTTGAAAGCGGAGCTAAAAATCCTTATGGAAATTACAATAACCCATTAAATACAACATTAACAATGGGTGGCTCTTCAAGCGTTAATAAAGCGGGAGTTCAAGGATATGGTTCTGCTTCACAAGGCGCGCTTGCTACAGCCATGACTCTTCTTAAAACAAAGGGGTACAATTATGAAGGTATTATTTCTGCTTTTAAAAACGGGGCATCTTCAGAGGCCGTTCTTGCTGCAATTAACAGCTCTGGCTGGGTAGGTGGAAGTAAAGGCTCCCATTACAATTTTGGTGGGTCAGCTCCAGCTAGTGGAATGTCTTCGGGAAGTAACGTAGCGCAATCTTCTGACCCCACTGCTGCATCAAGATTTGCTGCTGCTCAAGCTGCTGCTTTTGGCGGAGGAGCGGGTGGCGGAGGAAACATTAACTACGGTGGATTTACTATTAA